CCAGGCCGACGTTGTCGCTGTTCCACATCGCCAGCGTCGGAACATCGCGCGTGAGCGGCACGATGCCGTAGACGTCCTCGCGGCTGGAGATGGCGTCACGGCAGCCCATGTGGCCTTCGAGGTCGTCTGACACGATGCCGTAGAACTGGATCGTCGACGTGGTGTTCTGCAGCGCGACGAAAACACCGACGGCGAGTGGATTGCGCGCGTCTATGCGGCCGATCTTGGCGATGATGTCGTCTTGGCTCGAGACCGTGTCGACATCCTGCAGGTCTTGCCGAAGCGAGGTGTATGCGGCGTAGGCCTTGGCGTACGTCACGGTCTTGGAGGCGCCGTTGGCGCTCAGCGTGACGCCGCCGTCGACCACGATGGAGTTGCCGCTCACCTTGACGAAGCTGCCGTCGACAATCTGGTCGCTCAGCTGGCGCTCGAGACGCCACGACAGCGTGTTCGCCGAGTAGGTGAAGCCACTCGTCGGCATATCGGCGCTCAGTGTCAGCTCGGTGTCGGAAACGACCGCGAAGACGGTGCGGACGACCGTGTTCGTGCCGTCGGAGATGATGAGCCGATCGCCCGGCAAGGCCCTTCCTGCGCCCGTCGCGTTGAACGTCGTCGAGTCGCCACCGGCCGCTGTGAAGTCGTTGGAACCCGACGCCGCGTTGCCGTGCGTGCCGGACGCGATGGCCACACGCGCCTGGTCGAAGTAGACGACGACGCTGTCTTCGTCGAGAAGAGCGCCGACGACGTTGTTCGGAGCATCGGCGACGGTGATGGCGGCCACGTTCGCGACAGGCGGCACGGTGCTGGGTGCGCCTTCGAGCTGACCGTAATTGCTCGAAAGAGCGATATTCGCCTTATCAGCAGGCGTTGTCGTCCCCGGCTTGAAGTAGTCCTGGATGAAATGCGCAGGACCAACGATGAGGCAGTTCAGGTCGGGAGTCGTCGGGGTAACGGTCGGATTCGCGAATTCCTGGTAAACCAGAACGACAGGTCTGATAAGAGCCATTGACGATTCTCCCGGTCTCTTGGCCTGCCTTCACGCGGTAAATCAGCGCGTCGGAAAACCTTTAGATTGCGGGAAAATTGTAGGTCAGCGATTCATGCCACCCAAACCAGCGGTCATGGTTTGGGCGAAGCCGCACGCTCGAAATACGCCGTCGCTGTCGTGTCTCCAGCAGAGACGATGTCCGATACGATTTCTTGCATCATCGGCGCTATCGGAGTGTTCGTCCACCGAAGGTTAAATTGGACGGTGAAATTGATCGGCGTTATCCATGCTTTCTTGTCGCGTTCGTATTCGACTGTCCGCCCCAGCGTCGGTGGCGTCATCTCATGCAGGCCGAATTTCGCTTGGATGAGGTCGCTTGAAGCGAGCAGGTAGATCCACGCGGAGTCACCAAGAATGGCGCTCTCGCCTTTCTTCGAAGCCACACACTCGACAGTGATGGGGACGGTGGCCAATGACCAAAATCCCTTCTTACCGGAAAAGAGGTTCTGGCCTGCCATGTCGCCAATGACCGTGCGGCCTGGCGTGGTTTCGTCTCTGTCGACGTAAACAGCCGGCCTTTTGTTGCGGATTTCGTCGTCTTCGTTCCATGCACTGTCGACAGCAATCTGAGTGCGTTTCGGATCGGCGTACCACTGGTACAGCGCATTTTGCGATGGTGCGAAGCGTTTGCGGATGACTTCGACGAATAAGCCGATGACCGCCAGCGGCGAGCCCGGCACAATGCGCGGGTTCTGCGGCGCCTCGGGAGAGGGGTCGTGCTTCGGGTCGGGGACGAGTAGCGGTGGGTCGCGTGTCTCTTCGGCCATGGTCAGTACAGCGACGGTGTGGTGTTGGGGTCGATCGGAATGCTGTACTCGACCGCATCTCGGGCGATGTTCGACACGGTCAGACGCTGGTGAACGATGACGCTCTTCAGCTCGGTTTGCTCAACCGACTTGACGATCCAGCGGTCGTTGCGTCGTAGGTCGATGATGAGGTCGTCATCTTCCATGAGCGGGTAGTCGAGGATCGTGATGCGCGTCAGTTGGATGTCCGTCTTGCCCTCTGCTGCCATTGACGTCTGCACCGGAGCGGCGTCGCGACGGCCGCGAATCGACACGGGCGACCAGTAGCCGCCCTTGAATGTCGTGCCGTAGCACGTTGGGCAATGCTCATTGAGCCCTTCTTTGAGGTTGATATCGTAGCAGTCTGGGCAGCGCTCACCCCAGTGTTTTCGCTTGAGCGCGATCAGCTCGATGCCGTTGAGATGGCGGTAGCCGACCGCTTCGTCGCGGAGGATCTTTCGCTTGAGCAGGCGCGTGCGTCGGTCGAGCCCTGGCTCAACGGGCGTGGCTGTGCTCGAGACAGGGTCGCCGCCAGCTTGAGGCGTGACGGTGACCTGGTAGTACAGCTCCTTGGCGAGCGACAGCTCGTTGAAGCCTTCGGCTTCCGCGCCGGGGTCTTCTGGGCCAGGCGCATTGAAGTCATCGTCGACGAAGTGATACGTGTCGGGGCTCTGGCTGAGGATGGTCTGCCAGGGGCCCTCGGGTGAGCCGCTTCGCGCTACGTCGACCAAGTGCACGCCAGGGTCGTCGCTGTCGATGTCCCACTGAACGAAGACGGCGTTGGGAAACAGCGGCGTCGTGCGCGTGATGCTGACGAACATGCGTCACATCCCACGGAGCTTCGTTCGGATGAAGGCGGGCTCCTCGTGCGCCAGCGCAACACCCTCTCCGGGGGCCCTTGGCGCGCGGGTGCACGGGCCGTAGTGCTTCTCCTTGCGGCAGCTGGTGCACATCTCGGGCCTGTCGTCTTCCGCCAGCTTGGGCAGGTTCGGCGGGTTGAGCCGGGGAGCGCCAGCCATCACGCTCGGCAGCATCTCCGACGGCGTCGTCGCTAGCCGGGCGCTATTGGGATTTGGCGCCATCCCGAAGTCACGGGGCTTGAGCGGCTTCGCTGCAGGCGGCAAGCCGCGCGTCACGGGCGGCGCCATCCCAACAGAGCTGAGGGAGGGCTGACCTGCGACGGCGAACTTGGAGAGCGCGTCTTGCACGCCCGCAGCGAAGGCCTCGCGCAGCACGTTACTTCCCGAGCTTCTTGGCCAGCTCGGCGAAGATGTCGCTGCTCGCCGGAGCTGCGGTCTTCTGTTCCTCGGCAACGAGGCCCAGGTCGGCGGCCTGCTTCTCGACTTCTTCGATCGAGCCGTAGCCGAGCTGCTGCAGGGCCTGCTTCACGCCGTACTCATGCGCGGTCTGAAGGTGGGTCTTGGACATGGGGATCTCCTTTATTTCAGCCTTGGTCACCCGACTGCGGGTGCCTCCACTGGTGGTACTTCTTTTTCAGCGCGGTCAACGCGAGTGGGGCGGTCGCGTTGGCAACATAGGTTCCCATCGCGGGGAACAGACTGGCGCTGTTCCGCAGTCCCTGCTTCCAGCCGTGCGTCCGAATCATGTGACGCAACGACAGGGCATTGGCGGCGCTCTCATCAAGAAGCGTCGGTACGTTGATTCCCAGGTGAGCCAATGCAGGAATGTAGGAAGGGTCTTCAGCTGCCAGAGCGTACGCGCCCGCGAGCGGGCTCGTTGCCATACTCACGGGAGTCGTGATTCCTCGAATCGTGCTAGGAAGGCCCTTCAGGCTCTGATGGATCTTTGCGTGCCCAAGTTCATGAGCAAGGATCGCCTCGGAAGACGGTCCCGGCGCCATGACGATAGAGCGGCTACCTGCGCGCGCGCGTTCCGGGCTCTCCCCCGGCATCCAATCCGGCGATGGCGGATTGTGCATATACCCATGGGGAAGGTGAGGCGCGAGAGCGAGCGTTGGCTGGTGCGGCACCTGTAATTGTTGCGACAGGCTGGGAAAGGCGGTCTCAGGGTCAATCTTGGGGATACGCCTGTCGACCGCGTTGAACATTCCAAGGAACGGCCTTGGCGCCTCGGACGCAAGTAAGGCACCCCCGCCGGCAAGGCTCGCGCGATCGGAAAGGTCATCCCAGTCGACTGGTTCGGATTCATCCGCCGCTTGCGGTTTTGCAATGTGCTTGCTGGCGCCGAATTTGGCGAAGGCCTTTGTCGCACCCGCGTTCCACTGCTGCCGAAGGAAGTCGCTCATGCTCAGCCTCGATGGAGGATGGTGCGGTACCCCGAGCCGAGGGTGTCGTACGCACCTTCCATGTTTCGCTGGTTCTTGATGTTTCGAGCGATTTCCATCCATTCGCCGCGAATGACGTTGTAGAGCTGCGCGTACGCCGCCTGCTTGTCGTCGATGCCGATGTTGGTGACGTCGCCGTCCTGCACCGTCGCTTGGTTGCGAATCTGCAGGAACGTCGTCGACATCATGAGGAACTTCGATGCGCTGAGGAGCAGGAGGTATTTGTTCGGGAACGTCGACGGCGTCTCATACGAGACCGGCGTCATCGCGTTGTACTCTTCCGTCGCCATTTCGACGGCGAAGTTCACTTGGTCCTGATTGAATTGGACATCGTCGAGCAGGATGTTGTTCTCGGCCTTGTCCTGCATGAACATGCGGACTTGGTCGACGCTGACGATGATGGGCGTTGTCGGCGTGCCGGTTACGGGCATAACGCCTTAATGATAGGAAATGCCTAGTGGTCTTTCTTGCGGCGGGAGCGACGCTGCTCGTCGTTGCTCGTGCCTTCGTTGCTGGTCAGCTGGCTCTCGTCGACAAGATCGGCGCCGGTGTTCATGTCCGGCGGCAGCGGATTCGACGGGTCGCCGAGGTAGACCGGCTCCTTGACCTCGGGGTCGGCCGGGACCACCGAGCCCTCGCCCGGCGGCACATGAAGCGCGCCAGCCGATTTGAGCGGCGAGTCGGGCGGCACATCCTTGACCTCGCCCAGGGTCTCGCCATCGCCGGGACCCGGCACCACCTCGAGCCAGCCTGCGCGCGCCAGCTTCAGCACGTCGGGATGGTTCTGCACGAACGACGGCGCTATCGCCTGGTAGCCGTGGTAGCCGTGAGGCTGCAGCACGATCGGCTTGCCGCTCATGTCTTTGATCGACATCAGCGGCATTTTGGCCGCGCGCTTGTTTCGGAGGATGACGGTGTCCATGGCGACTCCCCTTGTTACGCGATCGGGAAGTCGACGCGGGCGACGCCCTTGGTGTTGCCGATGCCCATGCCGAGCGCCTCGTACGAGAAGAACTCGATCAGGTCGGCTTCCTGCTTGATGAACAGCGTGGCGTCCTGCAGGAGGTAGAACACGCCGAGGTAGTTCTGCGGCGCGAAGAAGTACGCCGAGCGGCGGTCACCGGCGGTGCCGTCGACGATGTCCGACTTGATCGTCGTGACGACCGGGATGCCCCAGAGCTTCTCCTCGCCCTCGACGCCCTTGTCGTAGTGCCGCGTGGCGATGTCGTTGCCGACGGTCGTCGCGGGCAGGTCGATGGTCTCGTAGAAGAGACCCTTGGTCATGAGCACCTTGCCGATCGGCATCCGGCGGCCGACCAGGCCCTGGAAGGCGCCCTTGAACGGCGTCGAGCCGAAGCTGCCCGCCGTTGAGATCTGCGTCGGATTGAGGGCCAAGATTTCGTCCACCGTGGCGATGAACTTCTTGTCCTCTTCGTCGGCCATGTCCTTGACCGAGTTGTCCGAAAGAATCTTCCGGATGTCGGCCTGGTAGGTCATCAGCTCGAACTTCGACTTGGTGAAGCGCTGGGTCTCCACCTTGCCGAAGTAGACCGCGAAGCGCGGGCCCTTGAACCAGGTGCGCGGCCCGGTGCCAGAGAACGGCACGAACGTCGCGACGGAGTCGGGCTCCTTCTCGACGATCTTCTTGGGCTGGTCGGTGTTCTCGTCGCGGTCGATCTCGTCGTCCTGCAGAAGGACCGGCTCGATGACCTCGCGCGCGAACGACTCCTGGCGCATCTTCGTGCGGATGAACGCCGAACCTTCGACCTCGGCTTCCTTGATCCGCCCCTCTTCGACCTTGCGGACGAAGCTGCCGTTGATGTGCTGGGCGGACAGCTCCTGGGTCTCCGTCTTGTATTTCGACATTTCCTTCTCCGTTTCGCTGTCAGCCGCTTGGGAGCGGACTGGTTAGCCTGCGTGGGTTGGGGCCCCCTCGTTACAGCGACGCGCTGAAGCCGCCGGTGTAGAGAATCCGCAGCGTGCCGTCGATCGAGCGGTCGTCCTCGATGACGTAGCCGATGACCTGGTTGTTGGTCGTCGCCGGCTGGAACTTTCCGGCGCTGAAGGTCAGCTTGGTGTTGACGGCGTACGAGCCCGCGTTGAAGTTCGACGGGTCGAGCCGCACCTCGGCGTTGCCCTTGATGCAGTTGACCTTGCCGACGAACGTCGCCGAGTAGTCGTCGTTGCCCTCGACGACGAGCCACACGACCTGCGGGTCTGCGCTGCTCAGGTTCCCCGTCGTCGCCACGTCGACGGTGCCGTCGCTCTGCTGAACGACGACCGTGCCGACGGGCAGCGAAACCGGGCTTCCGCCGCTCAGGTGGACAGGGAAGACCTCGTCGATCGCTCCCTCACGCGGCCAACCCCGAAGAACATCGAATTTCTTGTTGAGAATTGCCATCGCAATGTCCTCCTAGGACTGGATCCAGTTGAGGAAGCGCTTCTCAGCGTCTTCAGCCGCTTCTTTCTTGGTCATCGGGGCTCTGTCGTCGTCGATCGAGGCAGCGCCGCCGAGCGCTTCCACTTGGCCGGCCTGCTTCTCGATCAGCGACTGCATGAGCTTCACGACATCGCTGTCGCTGGCGGCGAGCTTCTGGCGAATCGAATCGGGCATCTCGTCGCCCGTCGCTTCGCTGTACTTGCTCGCCAGCTTGTCGATCGTCGACTGACGCTCCGCGCCGGCAGCAGCATGCTTCTCGGCTTCGACCGCCTCGAGGTGCGCTGCAGCGGCTTCCAGAACGGCCGCTGCTTTGGTGAGATCAACGGCCATTGCTGACCCCTTTGAGCTTCTGCTGAAGAAGCGATAGGCCCGTCGCAGCGGTCAGCACCTGGGCGCACTTCTCGCGCTTGAGGGCCTCACGACGCGCTTGTTCTTCGCGCAACAAGGCCGCCAGCTTGCGCAGCTGCTCGGTCATCGCGCCTGTCCTTTGACGAACGCCGCGATGTCGTCGTAGGTGACCTCGGGCGGCACCGCGCGAAGCTCGGCGGCGAACTTGTACAGAAGCCCGCCCAGCTCGGTGTTGGTTGGCGGCGGCGCGGCGGCGACCTTCTCAGCCGCTGCAGTCTTGGCCTGCTTCTCGGCCTCGACTTCTGCGAGGATCTCCTCGGCCAGCGCGCCGAGTGACGGCAGCTGCTTTTTCACGCCTGCCCTCCGAAGAACGTTTCGGGCGAGTTCTGCGCGATGTCGTAGACGCCCTGCATGATGCGGGGCGCGTTGACACCGGTCGCCAGACCCGCGCCGAAAGCTCGGTCACGCGTGCGCATGCGCGCCTGCTGATCGAGATGGTTCTTGATGAGGTAGAGCGGCACACCGACGGCGGCTCCGCCCACGGCTGCTGAGCCCAACATCCGGCCGAGCATGCCTTTGGGGATAAGAGCGCCGACTTTTTCGAAGCGGCTGCGGATGCTGTCGTGCGCCGTCTCGAAAAGCTCTTCGTAAAGAGCGATGTGCTGCGCCGAGAACATGTTCAGCGCTTCAGGCTCTGCAGCACCTTGGCGGTGTCTTCGAAGCCCCGCACGTAGAGATCGTGTGCGTGCTTATAAATCGCAGTCGTGCCCTCTTCGAAGCCCTTCTGGTGCGCCAGCTCGGCGAGCTTCTCGAGCTGTCGCATCGTCGTCTCGTAGCCCAGCTCGGCGGCTTCCTTGACGAGCTGCGGATTGTCGCTGGCGAACTTCTCGAAGGTGTCGTCGGCGGCGGCGAACTTGAGCGGCGCCAACTCCTGCTGCCGGACCTGCAGCTGCGCGGTGGGCGTCGGCG